GAAAGCTTAGCTAAAAAGCTTGAGGAAAGGGACAAGACTATTGCTGAACTTCGTCAGAAGTTAAAGGCATATGAGCTTGTAGAAAGGCTGTAATTGTTTTAAAATCAAGGTGTTGGATACCCAACATCAATTAAATACTTTGCAAAAAGGAAAGATGATGAATGAGAAACCAAGTTTAAAAGCAGACTTTAATTCTGGCGAGGGCGATGTGCTTTTCCCAGAACAGTGGCACGCTAACAATGGTTTGTTAAGAGCCGATATATTAAAAGACTGGGTTAACCTGCTGACTCAAGATTATGATAAAGCGATGGCTGATTGGCGGTCGGAGCTTGAAAAAGTAAAAGTATTGCAAAAGTAACATTGCTGAAGAAATCGGCGTAGGCCAATGTAGCATCGACATACGCGCTGGATAATCGTAACCAGCACCAAGACGCATGAGGATTGTGTGCCTTACTAGTGGGTCAGAACGATCTTCTCAGTCCTCAGTCGTGTTGGTGGATGCCAGTGTTAGCCGAGCTTGGCATTAAATGAGAATGTATAAGAACCCGTCCACTAACAACCTTTGACGGTTAACAAACAAACAGTTAAACTTCAGACAATCAAAATATTTAGGAAATAAATATGTCTGAGCCAACAAACAAAATTGCACAAACGCAATCCAAAGCCCCGAAGAAGATAGGGCGACCTTCAAAATACACTCCAGAACTAGCGGCAGAGGTATGTGAGCGCCTAAGTAACGGTGAGCCATTAAGACAGATATGTAGGGATGATCATATGCCTGCATGGACTGCGATATATGCTTGGGCTGCGAAAGACAAAGAGTTATCAGAACGCATCGCGCACGCGAGAGAGCAGGGTTATGACGCTATAGCTGAAGACTTGCTGGCTATTGCTGACACTCCGCTTATGGGCGAAGAAGAAACTAGCAGCTCGAATGGCTTGACTATTACCCGCAAGGATATGCTTGGTCATCGTAAGCTACAGATTGAGACGCGGTTGAAGCTATTAGCAAAATGGAACCCCAAGAAGTATGGCGACCGCGTTATGCATGCGGGTGACGCTGAGAACCCTGTGGTGATCCAAGACTCGAACCACGAGCTGTTTATGAAGATGATGGCTGACTTAGAGGCTGCTCGTCAGAAATGACTCTTGACGACGCGCTAAAAGACCAGAGCCTGCAACAGAAGTTCTTTGAGATGCCGCCTGCACACAGGGCGGCGATCACCGCAAGGATCAAGTGGCTGAAGGACGCTCACAAGCACCAGATCCCGCCTGCTGGCGATTGGTACACGATACTGCTATTGCTGGCTGGTCGTGGTGCTGGTAAGACCCGTAGTGCTGCTGAGTGGGTTTGGTGGCAGGCATGGAGCCAACCCAAGACGCGGTGGTTGGTGTCAGCGCCTACAAGCTCGGATGTGCGTGACGTATGCTTTGAGGGTGATTCTGGGATCCTTAACGTCATGCCGCCTGAGCTGATTGAGAGCTATACGAAGACGCTGCATGAGTTAAAGCTAATCAACGGGTCGCTGATTAAGGGGATTCCTGCTAGTGAGCCTGATCGCTTTCGAGGCCCACAGTTCCACGGCGGGTGGCTGGATGAGCTTGCGGCATGGGAGTATCTGGACGAGGGCTTCAACATGCTTATGTTCGGCATGCGCTTAGGTCAGAAGCCGCGCATATTCTGCACGACGACTCCAAAGCCTAAACCGCTGATCTTTGACTTGGTGGACAGGGACGGCGAGGACGTATGCTTTGTGACCGCCACGACGTATGACAACATTGATAACCTAGCGCCTACGTTCAAAGCGCAGATCCTGCAGTACGACGGTACGTCTCTTGGGCGGCAGGAGGTATACGCTGAGCTGATCGATCCGGAAGAGAGCGGTATCATTAAGCGCAATTGGTTCAAGCTATGGCCAGCAGATAAACCATTGCCACGGTTTGAGTATGTGATCCAGAGCTATGACGTTGCTACATCCGACAAGACTCGGAACGATCCGACGGCGTGCGTGACGTTCGGAGTATTTAAGCCGAGCGAAGATAAGGCGATGGCTGTGATGGTGATCGATTGCTGGACTGAGCACCTACAGTATCCAGACCTGCGACCACGGGTTATCGAGGAAGCAACATCTATTTACGGCGATGAGAATGAGTTCGGTCACGGCAAGAAGGTTGACATGATCCTGATTGAAGATAAAAGCGCAGGCATATCATTGTTGCAAGACCTGCAAAGGGCTGCGCTGCCTGTGCGCAGTTACAACCCCGGCATGGCTGACAAGACGCAACGGTTGAACATTGTGGCTCCGATCATTCAGAAGGGCTTAGTGTATATCCCTGAGTCCAACAACAACGAGGGCATGGTTAGAGACTGGGCTGAGCCGCTGCTTAACCAGCTATGCAGCTTCCCAGAGGTGCGCCACGACGACATGGTGGATGCCACATCGCAGGCACTACGCCTGCTACGAGATCAAGGTTTACTTGTGGTTGATTATCTATATAATAATGCCGATGATTATGTAGACGAGACTAAGCCGAGAAGGATAAATCCTTATGCCGTATGACGAACTAGGCAACTACTACGGTGGTCAAGAGCCTGACTTAGAGCAGATGCGATATGCGCTTGCTATGCAAAAGTTCCCGCTTAAATCTGACAACCCGCAGGTACGCAACCGCGCAGGTCAGGTGGTGCATAACACAAACGACATGATCCCCGGCGCTATTCACGGGTTAGGCAACACGATTGTAGGAGCTGGTCGTGGATCAGTAGCGACTACGTTAGGTGCGCCTGCAGATCTGCTTAACATGGTTGATGTCCCAGAGATAATGACTGGGCAGTCTTATCAAATACCTTATGGCTCAGAATATTTTAAAGAACATCTACCTTTAGCTCCTACCTCGCATGAGGGAAAGATTGCTCAAGAGTTAGGTGCATTTATACCTACGCCTGTAAACGCTGGCATACAGGCTGTGAAGGCTGGTGCTAAGAAGCTGGCTCCTGAGATTAGCGCTGCTTTACATCAGGCTTATACAACAGGCGAAGGCCCACTAGGCAAGCTAGTAACGGCTGGCGGTACTGATGCTATGCACATAACGCCTAAAGGTAAAACGTCAAAGGCTAAAAAAATCGAAGCCGAGGCGGTTGCTCAGCCAGAAGTGACTGCAGAAGAGCAAAACCTAATTGACTTGTTCACTAAAAAGGCAGAACGTGAAGCTAAGCTTGCCAAGAAAATTGAGGCACAGGCGGCGGCTGCACCTAAAACAAAGGGTGAGTCTACTGGCAGGAAGGGCGCTATTGCTCCTGATTATTTCCGCACCAAGTTAGAAAAAGAAGGCGAAGACGCTGTGCTCAAAGCAGCTCAAGCTGGTGAACACATTAAGCGAGATGCATATGGAAATTACGTTGGATTCCCCCGTCATGTCACTAGCCCACAAGCTTTAGGTGCAATGCGTGGATCGTTAGATCAACAATTTTCAGATGCGGTAAACGCAATAGCGATGTCCGACCCAGAGCGTTTAGGTACATGGTATGACCGCGCTAAGCAGGGTATTGCAATGAGCACCGAGCCGCATCAACTTAATCGAGTGCTAGAACACCACGGCGTATATAGCGCAGGAGTGGCTCCAGAATCTGAGCTAGGTTTTGCGTTAAAGCATTTAAACTCACGCGGTGTTGGCGTTCCTGAAATGGCATACCGAGGCGCTCCAATGAGGACTTTGGACAGCGCGGTAGCTAATGACAAACAAGCTAAGCTTGGTTTCAAGATTGGCGAATATGCAAATAAAAATGATCCGCGTATTCCAAACGCTGGCCCATTCGGCGTAAATGATTTTAGAGCCGCTCAGGGCTTTGGATATACAGACCCAGCAGGCAACATATGGAAGGGCGGCGTAAGCGGCACTATGCATCCTGTAATGGACGCAGAGACAGCTTTGCTAGTAAACAGGGCTAATGAAGCTAATGTTGGCGGTAGGTCTACATGGGCAGGCCCACATATTCAAGAGATGCCTTGGGTGCTTGGCAAAGCTCAGGACTTGTATTCGCGTGGTAAGAAAGCTAGATTTGCTGGAAGCCCATTAGAAGGAGTAAAGGCTGCAATCCGAGAGGCTAACAATACCGCTCAAGATTACATGTACAAGCATGCTGCTTCAGCAACGCATGAGGCAATACCGGGCGCATCAACTGGTCATGTCCCGTCAATGTTGACTGCCACTCCTGAAGAAAAAGCCGCGTATACCGCTACAGGTCGGTGGGATCAACCGACTCCATATACATCAGCAGAGTCCCCCACAGTTGGCGCTGGAAATCGTGATGTTCTGTATTCCGCTTTAGGTATGCGGCAGTTGCCCGCAGTGGAGTCAACAGGTGCTTACTTAAACAGCGCGGGTCAAATGGAACATAATCCTATGACCATATCTCGGCCTTTGTTCGATTTTCCAACTGGCGGAGGTGGTGGTAAAGCTTCTCCGCAAACAGTTAAAACAGCTAACGCTTTGGAAAAGCTTCGTGCTGTAATTGATGCCCAAGAGGCTGGTGCATTGAATTTGCCAAACACTAAGGGTTCAGTTTCTGGTAAGAACGCTTTGGTGCTTGACACTAGGGGTTCGCATCCTACTGATCCAACTCTTGGGGTTATGCCAACTAAAGAACAACTAGCAGCTATAACTAGGGAGCTAAAGGGCACTGGATATGGAGCAACTGCAACGAGTAGGGGAATAACAATATTCCCATATGACAGTGATGCTATGGGCGGCAAAGACCTTGCGAAGTTAATGAAGTCAAAGGGTGAAGAGCTGCAAAAAATTTATCCTTCTAAGCCAATGAAGTCTGTTAACACTTCTATTTATACGCCCGGTATAGGCAAGTTTGGCGAGAAGGAAATTGAACCTACGGCCCCATACAGTGGTGAGGCAACGTCGGCGGTGTTACAGGAATTTGCTGGATTGCCGCACTCTGTTGCTCAAAACATAAGCGAATCAGAAGGCGTGCGCAATGCTATACAAGCCAAAATAAAACGCGATGAAGCTATGCAAGGTGCGCGTACAGACATACAAAATACGCGACAATTCTTTGCAAAAGAAGATTGGCCTAAAGTGGTTGAGCTGGTGCGCAAGGGAGCAACACCAGCGGCCGCTTTAGCTGCATTGGGTTATTCAATCAATTCTTTTGCAGGCGAGCGCCGATAATCACGGAGATGCCATGACTTTGCGCCTTTTTCCATTTCACGAAACATTGCATCAATTTCTAGTTGTTTCTTTTTTGAAATTGGTTTTTGTTCAAGCAAAAAAACTCGATGCAAAAGTTCTTGAATTAGTTCAGCGCACTCTTCATGGTAGCCGCCCTGTTGTTGCAAAAACTCTATTGCTTCATCGTATTTATCCATGTTATCTCCCATTGATAGACATTTAATTTAACAACAAATTAAACGCATGTCAACAAAGGAATCGATTAAATGAAGCACAAACTATTACGAGGTAAATGATGGCTGTTGAGATGCCTATACCGCAGGACTACAACAGACATATCACCCCGATGTCTGAAGACACTGCTGAGCATGATGAGTCACTTGGCGAGATATTTGACCAAGAAGACCCAGAGGTTGAGGAGTTAGAAGACGGCTCCGCAATTGTTCGCATGAATGATTTAAAAGGGCCAGATGAAGATCCTGACTTCTATCAAAACTTAGCTGAGTCGTTAGAGTCATATGAGCTGTCTGACATTGCTATGAGATATCTAGACCTTATCGAAAAGGATAAGGAGGCTAGAGAAGAGCGTGATAAGCAATATGAGGATGGGTTGCGCCGTACTGGCTTAGGACAAGATGCGCCCGGTGGTGCTCAGTTCTTAGGTGCATCTAAAGTAGTTCACCCTGTCATGGCTGAGTCCTGCGTTGACTTTGCTGCTCGCGCAATCAAAGAACTATTCCCACCTGACGGCCCTGTCCGTACAAAGATTATCGGCGAAGTTTCAGAAGAGAAGACAAAACGCGCAGAACGCAAGCGCGACTATATGAATTGGCAGCTGACTGAGCAGATTGAAGAGTACCGCGACGAGCAAGAGCAGATGCTGACGCAGTTACCGCTAGGCGGCTCACAGTATATGAAGCTATGGTGGGACGAGCAGAAGAAGCGTCCATGCGCTGAGTTTGTTCCTATTGACAACATTTACTTACCATTCTCTGCAGGCAACTTTTACACTGCGGCTCGCGTTACTGAGGTGCAGGACATTACGCAGGATGAGTTTGATCTGCGCGTAGATGTTGGCTTGTATGCCGACCTAGGTGTGTTCCGTGCTCCGATGGAGCCAGACCAAAGCAAGCCTGAGAAGGCTAACGATAAGATTGAAGGCCGTACCCGTCAGGGCAGCAACGTGGATGGTGTGCGCCGCGTGTATCACATCCAAACATGGTTGGAGCTTGAAGAGGATGAAATCTGTAAAGGCGAACGTGCGCCTTACATTTTGATGATTGACGAAAACGAGCGTGACGTTGTTGGCTTGTATCGTAACTGGGAAGACGGTGACGAGACGTTAACCAAGCTTGATCACATTGTTGAATTTAAATTTATTCCTTGGCGGGGCGCTTATGCTATTGGACTACCTCATCTTATCGGGGGATTATCTGCTGCGCTTACTGGCGCTTTGCGTGCTCTTCTTGATAGCGCTCACATCAATACCGCTCCTACTATGCTCAAGCTCAAGGGAGCAAAGATCAGCGGCCAGTCGCAGGTTATTGAGCCAACGCAGGTATCTGAGATTGAAGGCGCTCCGGGCGTAGATGATGTTCGTAAGATTGCGATGCCTGTGCCGTTCAATCAGCCATCGCCTGTCCTATTCCAGCTGCTAGGCTACCTAGACAACGCTGCAAAGGGCGTTATTACTACAGCTGAGGAGAAGATAGCCGACATCACTTCAAACGCTCCTGTAGGCACTACGCAGGCTCTAATTGAGCAAGGCGCTGCAGTGTTTAGTTCTATTCACTCACGGTTGCATGATTCGCAACGCCGCGTGTTTAAAATTTTAGGTCGTATTAACCGTTGGTATTTGGAAGACCAGCGCAAGGGCGAGATGGTTGCTGACTTGCCGATAGCGACTGATGACTTTATCAGCAACTCTGATGTTATCCCTGTAAGCGATCCGCATATCTTTGCTGAGTCACAGCGTTATGCGCAGATACAGACGTTGGCTGCTAGAGCGCAGGCTAATCCAGACTTGTACAACAGATTGGCGGTTGAGCGCCGCATTCTGAAGCAAATCAAGATTCCGGATATCAATGAAGTGTTGCCAGATCCGCAAAGCGTTGAGGACATGAACCCTGCGCTAGAGAATGTAGCTATGACGCTAGGTAAGCCTGTTGGCGCGTTCCCTCGTCAGGATCATATTGCTCACTTCATATCGCACTTGACGTATGCGCTAGACCCTATCTTTGGATCAAACCCAATAGTTGCACCCGCTTATATCCCTGCATGCCTAGAGCACTTAAAGCAGCACTTAACGCTTTGGTATCTGTCTATGGCAGAAGGCTATACAAGCACAGCATTAGGACGGCATTTTGATATTTTGAAAGTGCAGCCGATTGCTAATGAAGCCCAGAAGTTGTTATCTGCCGCATTACAGCACGTTCACCAAGACGGCAAAGAGCAGCTAGGCGCGGTAAGCCAAAGCATTCAGCAAATGCTAGAAATGATACAGAAGATGCAATCAGATCATCAAGCGGCTGTTGATCCAAACATCCAAGCTCAAGTACAGGGCTTAGTGCAGACGGCTATGGCTGAGACTCAGCGCAAGGCACAGAAGGATCAAGCTGATATGCAATTTAAGCAGGCTGATATGCAAGTGCAAGCCAAAGAAAAGCAAGATAAGTTGGACGCTGATCTTATTAAGAACACTGAAAATAATCTTACGGCAGAGCGTATCAAGGCTGCTGAGTTATCTTCAAACGCAGCACAGTTACAGAATGAGCAACTGCAGACTGTTATTGATGCTCAAAACCAAATCCAATCTCACTTAGGAGACCAAAATGTCTGACGACAAAGATCAAATGAGCGAATTCGTTCGCCAACGCAAGCGCCTTGCAATGGGCGTAAACCTTGATGG